ATAAAAATGACTAATGATGTATTTTCATTCAACACAGGTAATATCGATAAGTGGTTTGTTGGCGCCGATCGCATGCTAAAGAACTTAGCTACCGCCCAAGAAACCTACGCAAAAGCAACCAACTGGCCTCCATATAATATTGTCAAGGTGGATGACAACAACTATACCATTGAACTCGCAGTGGCTGGTTTCGGTAAGCACAATCTCGACATTGAACTAGCGAACAACACTCTTGTAGTAAAGGGTGGATTTACTGTTGATGAGATCGATCCTATCGATAATCCTGTTCAATATCTATGGAAGGGAATTGCTGATCGAGTGTTTACTCGCAAGTTTACTCTTGCTGATACTGTTGAAGTGAAGAACGCTGAATATGTTAATGGTATGCTAAAGATCTTCCTAGAGAACGTTGTTCCGGAAGAAAAGAAACCAAAGAAAGTAGACATTAAATAATCTTCTAAATATGGGAGGGCTTCGGCTCTCCCTTTTCATATTAGGAGATTATTATGGCTACATTTAAAGAAGCATTTGCTGCTGCGAGAAAAGCTGGCAAAGAAACATTTATTCACGACGGTAAATTATACACCACTGATGTTGCTGTTAAAGAAGCAGATGAAACAAAGTTCGTAACAGTTACAAACACTGTTAAAGAAGCAAACGTTCCTACCGTATCTAAACTCAAGAAAAACGTCTGGCCTCTGCAATCAGAACTACGCAAGAAGTTCGGCGTTCCTGATTATGGCGGAACATTTAAGAAACACATGATTCAAGTCCAACTACCATATACTATGTGGATGGACGATATGAAGATTACTAAGACCTGGATGAATAAGATCTGCGCAGACTCTCTTGTTCGTGTTCTAACTTATGTTTGGGATGAGAATGGCAGAGACTACGATAAGATTAAAGCACAACAGCTTCATGTATTCTCTGGTACTTGGAACATCCGTAACATGCGTGGCGGACATTCTCTATCTACTCATGCTTTTGGACTTGCTATCGACATAGCAGCGCCTTATAATATGCTCGGAAAGAAACCTGGATACAACAAATACTCTTTCACAGAGAACTCTCTAATCGTCAAAGCATTTAAAGAAGAAGGTTGGGTTTGGGGAGGACCATGGTCAAGACCAGATGGTATGCATTTCCAGGCTGCTCGACTTGGGTAAATTTGACTTTTATTAAGAAACACTATATAATTAATTGCGGTATTATATAGTAGAAAGGTAGCATTATGAATTGGAGAAAACTTGCTCCTTGGGTTGTTATGGGGTTCGTAGCTGTAGCGTTGACTGTTATCATTCAGAACGATACAGCTTCGACTGCCAGAACAAGATCCAGAGAAATCAGTTTCAGCGAGTTGGTTGCTCAAGTTGATGAGAATAGAATCCACGATCTTACTATTTCAGGTAATGATGTGACTGGGCATTTCATCGACAACAGGCAGTTTAACACATATGTTCCATCAGTTTCAACATTAATGCAGAAGCTGGATGGAAAGAAAATTAATGTAATTGCCACTCCGCCACAAGAGAACAGCTTTTTTGTAAACCTGTTTATCAATCTAGCACCAATATTGCTATTCTTTGCTCTTTGGCTTTGGATCTCTCGACGTGCCGCTGGTCGTGGTGGTATGGGCGGCGGAATGGGTATGGGAAAGTCTAAAGCTAAACTCCTAGACCCAGAAGATATTAAAGTAACATTCGAGGATGTTGCTGGCGTTGATGAGGCCAAAGAAGATCTAGAAGAAGTTGTAGAATTTCTTGAAGATCCAAGTAAGTTTGAACGTCTTGGTGGTAAAATTCCAAAGGGCGTTCTTCTAGTTGGCCCTCCTGGTACTGGTAAGACATTGCTCGCTAAAGCAGTAGCTGGTGAAGCAGGCGTTCCGTTCTTCCATCTATCAGGTTCAGATTTCGTTGAAATGTTTGTTGGTGTTGGTGCATCTCGTGTACGTGACATGTTCGAACAAGCCAAGAAGAATGCACCATGCATTATCTTTATTGACGAAATTGATGCTGTTGGTCGTAATCGTAATTCAGGAATGCATGGCGGTAACGATGAACGTGATCAAACACTCAATTCACTACTTGTTGAAATGGATGGATTTAATGACAATGAAGGCATCATCATCATCGCTGCAACAAATCGTGTGGACGTACTTGATCCTGCTCTTCTTCGTCCTGGCCGTTTTGATCGACAGATTACTGTATCCAATCCAGACATTACTGGCCGTGAGAAAATACTTAAAGTACATTCTCGTAATGTTCCTTTGGGGCCAGACGTCGATCTTAAAGTAGTTGCTCGTGGCACTCCAGGATTCTCTGGCGCTGATCTAGCTAACATTGTAAACGAAGCTGCCCTACTTGCTGCTCGTCGTAGTAAGAGAATTGTTACAGCAAAAGAATTTGAAGATGCTCGTGACAAGATTCTAATGGGAGCAGAACGTCGTACTCTTGTTATGACTGATGAAGAAAAGAGAATGACGGCATATCATGAAGGTGGGCATGCCCTTGTATCTCTTAAGGTGGATGGCAATTTGCCAATTCATAAAGCAACAATCATTCCACGTGGTCGTGCTTTAGGTATGGTTCAGTCTCTACCAGAGCGTGATCAGATTTCTCAGTCTCGCAAGGAAATGATTGCTCATCTAGCAATGGCAATGGGTGGTCGTGCAGCAGAAGAACTAATCTTCGGCGACGAAAATGTTACTTCTGGTGCAGCTGCTGATATTCAGCAGGCATCAAGAATTGCTCGTGCTATGGTCACTCAGTATGGTTTCTCGACAAGACTTGGTAAAGTAGCATACACTGATCCAAACTCAGATGTATTCCACGGTCCAAAGGTTGCTGAACAAACTCAGAAGCAGATTGACGACGAAGTTAAAATGATTCTAGATGATGCGTATTATACTGCTATGTCTATTCTTAAGAAGCATAGAAAGCAGCTTGATACTCTTGCTAAAGGATTACTAGAATACGAGACATTGTCAGGTCAAGAAATTGTTGATCTATTAGATGGAAAAGTACCGCTGAGGGATTGATTCCCTCAGCTTTTTATTATATACTATATGTTTAGCATCTGTGGGTCATTTCGACCGGATAGCGTTTTATTGGAGGATATATGGCGTTTTATACGAATGTATTCATGCGTGGCAACCGCATGTATGTTAGAGGATTTGATAAAGGATTAAGGTTTACTGATGTTGTAAATTACAAGCCTTATGTTTTTATTAATAAGGCAGAAGGTAAGTACAGAACACTGGATGGCAAACCAGTCGAAAAGATGCAGTTTGATGACATCGCTGATGCGAGAGATTTCATTTCAAGATATGAAGATGTTGCCAATATGGATATCTATGGCCTGACTGCATGGCCATACCTGTATATCTTTGATACGTTTAAAGGTGACATCGATTATGATCCAAAGATTGTTAACATCGCAACAATAGATATTGAGTGTGCTGCTGATGAAGGTTTCCCAGATATTCAAAAGGCTGATAAGCCACTTACCGCAATTACTTTGCGCAGCCGTAATCGTAATTACGTATTTGGTTGCGGAGAATTTAACAGTGACGACCCAAATACATTTTACACCCAGTGCAAAGACGAATACGAACTCATCCAACAGTTTCTCCACTGTTGGGAAGGATTAGACATAGACATCATTACTGGGTGGAACATTGAGTTCTTTGATATTCCGTATATTATTAATCGTATTAAAAATCTTTTTAATGAAAAGGAAGCTAAACGTCTATCGCCATGGCGTATTCTCGACGAAAAGATTGTCCAGTTCCGAGGGAAGGAAAACCAGTCTTATAATCCTGCTGGAATATCCGTTCTTGATTATTACCAACTCTATCGTAAATTTATGTTTGGCAATCAAGAGTCATATAAACTGGACTTCATTGCTCAGGTTGAACTCGGCGAAAAGAAAATTGACTATTCGGAATATGGTAACCTTCTTGAGCTCTACAAAAATAACTACCAAAAGTTTATTGAATATAATATTCACGATACTGTTCTTGTTGATCGTCTAGATGACAAGCTGAAGTTTCTTGAACAATCAATGGCATTGGCTTACGACGCTAAAGTTAATTACCCAGACGTTATGACTACTGTTCGTCCTTGGGATATTATCATTCATAACTATCTTCTTGAGCAGGATATTGTTATCCCTCCCAACGAGAAGCAGAGTATGGAAGGCAGTCTGATTGGTGGTTTCGTTAAGGAACCGAAGTTAGGTTTGAGTAAGTGGGTTGTTTCGTTTGACTTGAACAGTCTATATCCACATCTTATTATGCAGTATAACATCAGCCCAGAGACTTTTGTAGAGCGTATTCCGATGCCATCAATCGAAAGGTTACTTGAAAAGTCTACAGATTTTGAATATAATAAGGAATGGTCTTACGCAGCGAATGGTTGTTGTTATCGAAAAGACAAGCAGGGATTCTTACCTGCTCTTATGGAGAAGATGTATAACGACCGTACCAAGTATAAGAAGTTGATGCTTGAAGCAAAGCAGCGATATGAGAAGAATCCAAACGCTGAAGATGAAAAGCTAGTTGCTCGTTATCACAATTATCAAATGGCCAAAAAGATTCAGTTGAACTCGGCTTATGGTGCTTTGGCCAATCAATGGTTCCGTTGGTTCAGTTATGATCACGCTGAAGCAATTACAATGTCAGGTCAGCTTTCTATTCGTTGGATCGAAAAGAAGATGAACCTGTTTATGAACAAACTTCTTAACAATCACAATGTAAAAGATATAGATTTTGTTATTGCTTCAGACACAGATTCTATCTACGTTGAAATGGATCATTTGGTAGCTCACCTAGATACTACTGATGAATTGAAGATTGTTGCGGCAATCGATCAATTCTGTGAGAAGAAGATTCAACCATATCTTGATGAATGTTACAAAGAACTTGCAGAATATATGAACGCTTATCAGCAGAAGATGCAAATGAAGAGGGAAACAATTGCGAACAAAGGTATTTGGCGTGGCAAGAAAATGTATATCCTCAACGCTTGGAATGTTGAGGGTGTTCAATATGCTGAACCCAAACTCAAGCTCCAGGGTATTGAGGCGGTACGTTCAAGCACTCCAAAAGCGTGTCGCGAAAACATTAAAAAGTGTCTCTCGATCATAATGAATGGAACACAACAAGAGCTTCACGACTATATTAAAAACTTCCGTGAAGAATTCTTAACTCTGCCATTCCAGGATGTTGCATTTCCACGTGGTGTTAAGGGGTTATCTAATTACAACAAGAATAAATCTATGTTGTATGACAAGGGATCACCAATCCATGTCAAAGGTTCTCTTATCTTCAATCATCTGTTGAAGAAGCACAATATTAAAAACATTCCAGCTATTCAGGATGGGGATAAAGTTAGATTCGCTTATCTAAAGGTTCCCAATCCTGTGCAAGAAGAAGTCGTTGCTGTTCCAGATGAGTTACCAAAAGAACTCCAATATCTAGATCAGTATATTGACAAAGAGAAACAATTTAACAAATCGTTCTTAGAGCCACTCAACTCTATCACAGATGTAATTGGCTGGTCTACAGAACAGAGATCTACATTAGAAGGATTTTTCGCATGACAGAACTAGACGACAACGATTTTGAGTTTGACTTTGGATTTACTTCTGAGGATGAACTGAAAGCAGGAGAATTAGAATTACAGGACCAGCTAGGATCTACACAGGTAAAGCTAGAGGGTCTACGTAAGATGATTATGCCTCTCCTATTGAATTTGAAAAAGAATCCTGACAAGGATATTATCAAATGGGCAGGAGCGGATCGTGTGAAGAATATCGATGCTTTTATTAAAAAGATGGATACTTATATTAAGAGTTGACAAATATACAAATATACGCTATACTAATATTACGATAATACGGAGAAATATATGTCATTAAAAGAGAAACTTATTAAGAACAGTACAATTGATTTGACATCTACATTAACAGATAGTAAGATTTATACCAAGAAGGATATGATTCCAACTGCAGTGCCAATGATTAACGTAGCACTGGGCGGATCTATTGATGCTGGTATTACTCCTGGCATGACGATGTTGGCTGGACCATCAAAGCACTTCAAGACTGGCTTTGCTCTGCTATTGGCTTCTGCTTATCTTAAGAAATATCCAGATGGAGTTATTTTATTCTATGATTCTGAGTTTGGTACTCCGCAGTCTTATTTTAATAAGTTTAAGATTCCACTAGACTCTGTTGTTCACACGCCAATTACTGACGTTGAAGAATTAAAGTTCGATATCATGAAACAGCTTAAAGAGATTGATCGCAATGATCAGGTCTTTATTGTTATTGATTCGATTGGTAATCTTGCTTCTAAGAAGGAAGTTGAAGATGCGTTAAATGAAAAGTCAGTTGCTGACATGTCACGTGCCAAGCAGCTAAAGTCTCTGTTCCGAATGATCACTCCTCATCTTACTTTGAAAGATATTCCCCTTGTGGCAGTCAATCATACTTACAAAGAAATTGGTATGTTCCCTAAAGATATTGTTGGTGGTGGTACTGGCGGAGTATATTCTGCAGACAATATTTGGATTCTAGGCAGACAGCAGGATAAAGATGGTAACGAAATTCAGGGGTATCATTTCGTCATTAACGTGGAGAAATCTCGTTACGTTCGTGAGAAGTCTAAAATCCCAATCACTGTTAATTATGAAGGCGGTATTAATCGTTGGAGTGGTTTGCTCGATATTGCCCTCGAAGGCGGTTATGTGGCTAAACCAAAAGTGGGTTGGTATGCCAAGGTGGATCGTACGACTGGGGAAGTGGATGGAAAGAATTTCCGAGCAGGCGATATCGTGGACAGTAAAGAATTTTGGATGAGTATCTTCCAGGAAACTGATTTTGCTGCATACATCAAGCGTAAGTATTCACTTGACACTGAAGGCAGTTTAGTTTATGATGAGGACGAAGAATGAAAGTGTATATCGGACCATATACAAGATGGATAGGGCCATATCAGATTGCTGATAAAATCCCATTCCTTAGTGAAGATACCAGACACAATATTGGTGAATGGTTATCAAACACCTGGGTAATGGATGTTTGTAATTGGATCGAACGTAGAAAGAAACGTAAGGTTAAGGTTCATATCGACAATTATGATACTTGGAATGCAGATCATACAATTGCAACCATTGTTTATCCACTACTAAAACGGTTATCAGAACACAGAATTGGTTCGCAACTAGTTGACGATGAGGATGTTCCACCACACATGCGCCATTCGGATAAAAAGGGCGAATGGGGACCAGACAACTGGGTTCATTATAAGTGGGACTGGGTTCTTAAAGAAATGACATGGACCTTTGAACAGCTTGCTCATAAAGATGAGGATGATAATTGGGAACGGTTTCTGGTTGACAAAGAATATAACGAACGTATCGATAATGGTCTAAGACTATTTGGAAAATATTACCGTGGACTTTGGGACTAAGGAGAATATATGAATATTGAACGTGTAATCCTGTCGAATCTATTGTTTAATGATAAATACAATCGAAAGGTTATTCCTTTCATTAAGAGCGAGTACTTTCAGGATTATTCAGAACGTGTTGTTTATGATTTGATTGACGATTATGTCAAAAAGTACAACTCTTTCCCTTCTCTAGAAGCGTTAGCAATAGACCTGTCTAATAAAGAGGGACTAAACGATCAGACATTTAAAATTGGTAAGGAAATTATTGCCAGTCTTGAATCTGATTCTAACACTCAACTAGATTGGCTCTTGGATCAAACCGAGAAATTCTGCCAAGATAAGGCATTATATCTTGCGATCATGAAGTCAATCCAAATTATGGATGAAAAAAATGGTTCAATCTCCAAAGGAAGTATACCATCAATTCTTACTGACGCTCTCGGCGTCTCTTTTGATACCCATATTGGTCATGATTTTCTGGATGACAGTAATGAGAGATACGAATTCTACCATCGTAAAGAGAAGAGAATTCCTTTCGATCTTGACTACTTCAACACAATCACAAACGGCGGTCTCCCTAACAAAACTCTCAACATCGCCCTTGCCGGTACTGGCGTTGGCAAGTCCCTTTTCATGTGTCACTGTGCAGCAGCCAACCTTACTAAAGGACTCAACGTCCTGTACATCACACTTGAAATGGCAGAAGAAAGAATCGCAGAACGTATCGATGCGAACCTTCTAGATACTGCTGTTGATGAGTTAGAACTACTGCCCAAGCAGACATATGATACTAAGATCAATAAGTTAAAAGAAAAGTATACTGGTAAACTTATTATCAAAGAGTATCCAACTGCTTGTGCAGGTTCTGCTAATTTCAGACATCTTCTTAATGAATTACGTATCAAGAAGAACTTTGAACCGGACGTTATCTATATTGATTATTTGAATATCTGTTTGTCATCGAGGATTAAACATGCAGCCAACGTCAATTCTTATACCCTTATCAAAGCAATCGCAGAAGAATTACGAGGGCTGGCAGTTGAGTACGACGTCCCTATCGTCTCGGCAACTCAAACAACTCGAAGCGGATATTCGAACAGC